TACTACCACCAGTATTTGCAGTAATGTTTACGGTTCTAACTGGGTTTGCTCTATTATCTTCAATAGTCTCAGAGAGTTGGAATCTTCTACTACTTACTTTGTTGACAAAATATGTGCCTGTGCTCAATCCTGTTGCTCCACCATCATAGAATACTTTATCACCAGTCTCAAATCCGTGATCAACTAAGTCTATTTGGTTTGTTTCAACATCTGCAGCATTAAATAAAATTGGATTTATAATTAACTTTTCAAATGCTTCGTTATAATTTACAGATATGGGTGTTGTATTTCCAAGACCAACATTTAGATTAGGTACAACATTAAGTTTAATTGTGTCTCCTTCAACTAAATTGTGAGTTGTGGTGTTTGCAGCTGCCACATTTGTTGATACAGTTGTGATAATTTTATCAACATCACCAGTAACTTGTTCTTTTGTTGTTTGTAAATTGTATAATCCTGAAGATATACCTGTAATTGTTCCTTTACTGTAGAAAAATAATCCCTCACTTGTACTACCAATACCAACTCTTGTGGTAACTAAACCAATATTATTTTCTCCCTTATCAATAACAAATACTTCAGTAGAATTTGAACCTATAAATGGAAGTTTAAATTCAGTAACTAAAGGTGTACTACCCACATCAAAACGATTTGCACCTGCTCTTTTATTCAGAGTGAGTTTTTGTCCTGTCTTAAATGGATGATTTGGGATATGAATCGTTCTAGTAGGTATAGATGTTCTCTCTATTATCTCTCCAACCACTCTATCAACACTTGTTGCTCCACCAGGTGTTGTTCCAACACCGACAGATTGGGCAGAGTTGAAGTATATTACATCATTTACCTCTGATTCAAATTTCTTTGTTTGTACTGGAATACTAATTTGATTATTTAAAACATCAATATTTGAACCAAGAGTATGTGCAATACCAACGTGTCTTAAAACTCTGATTACTTTTCTAAGTGGGTATAAATTTAATACCTGTAAAGTTTCAATGTCATTAGCATTACTGACATTACCTGAACCAACTCTTAGTGAACCACCAATAGCGACTGAATTTGGTATTCTTGTAACATAAATGTCTTGTATCAAACCATTAGCAGCACCAATAGTCATACTCTTTGCAAGACCTATTCTATCAGTTTTAATTCCTATATTAAACGAGTTAGTTAAATTTACAATTGAACTACTTAACCCTGATATAGAAACTGCATCTTGATTATTTAATTCTAAAAATGGTAAATAATTTGCTACAACTTCGGTTCCACTCTTCCATTCAAATACTGCATTTTCAAAACTTGTAAGTGTAGTATTAATACTAGATATTCCAAGACCAACTATCTCATCAACTTCAGCACGGAAACCTGAACCATTAGTGCCTGTATCATCAAATTCTGTTAGATCACCAACTTTATATCCATCACCACCATTTAATATTGTAATCGCATCTACTCCACCCTCTGTTACTGCTTCTATTTTTGAGATTTGTCTTATCTGTTCATAAGATTCAGTAACAAAATCATTACCAGCGAATTTTTCATCTACGTTATATGGTAACGTATTTCTTCTCAGACCTGAATTGTTAAAATCAAATTCCTGATTTAATATCTGATTCTCTACAATAAATGGTGAGCGATATGTATTACCAATAAAATATGGATATACTCCTTCTAATTTGTTTGTACCTGTTCCTAAACCAACAGTTGAGAAATATGCGTAGACACCATTAGGAAATTCTGGTGTTTTACCAAATCTTCCATTATGAATATCTAAATCACCTGTTCCATTATATACGTGATCCTCTACGAAAAATCCTGCAGCATAACCTGATGGACGATTTTTTACTCTGTTAATATCAGTAATATAAGATGGTGTTATTATTTTTAAATCAGAGTTTATATTAGCAGGATCTGAGTATCCAAAAGGTCCATATATTGGATTACCATCATATGCCCATCCTACAATTGGAGAGTGACCAGTAATCTGATTGAATTCACCGTTAGAATTTACACTGAATGTATTTTCAAAATTATTTGCTATCTCCTGAGAATAACCTAAAATACTTAATTTTAACGAATTTTCTTTTTCAGATAGGAAAGAATCACCAAATCTATGAGTGTTATTTAAAGTTAAACTTCTTACTCTTGCAATATAACTTCCATTAGCACCTCTTGAAAACGCTCTAACTTCTGTAGAAACACTACTATATCCAATACCAGTGTTTGTTACTATAGCATCAATTACTTGTCCATTCTCTATAACTGGACGAACAACAGCACCAGCTCCTGAACCTGTTGATATTACTCTAATCTCTGGACTTGAATTGTATTCTCTTCCTCTATTAACAACTGCAACATCAGTAATTCTACCATTTACAATAATTGGTTTAAACTCAGCGAATTTTCCATTTTCAATAGAAACTTTAGGTACGACTTCCTTGTCAAGTGTGGTTGAACCATAATTTGTTCCCTCTTCATATAGATAACCACCTATCAGTTCACCTGTAACAACTGGAGTAATTGTTATATCACCTGTAATTGTTGAACCATAAGATACATCAACATTTACTTTTATCTGAGGATAATTAAATATCTGGAATCCTTCACCTGATGAAGTGAAATTAACATATTTTCCTCTGTTATAATCTACTGTAGAGGTTCCTCCTATACCAGCATCAGCTAGTTGAAATGTATCATTAGTTAATTTTTTAATAAAGTATGAAGAAGTTGTAGTTAAACCTTGTATTGATGTTGTTTCTGCAGAATATTCAACAATCTCACCACTTTCAAAACCATGATTCTTAAATGTAACAACGTTTAATGATGTTGATATACCTGCAGGTTTAACTCTTAATTTACGATGTGTATATCCCGAACCTTCCTCTAATACCTTAACTGCTACTAATGTATTTTTACTTTCTGTTCTAAATTTATGAATACCACTCGCTGATGTATCTGTTGATAAACCAACAGTGTTTATACCAGCAGTTCCAAATAATGCGTCATTTCGAGTATTGAATATTCTAACTGTAGATGAATTAACAGATCTAACAAAGTATGGTGAACCATCAGATAATGTACCTGAGACTTGATTTAATAAATCATAAGCAGTTCCGATACCAATTGGGTCATTACCATTTGATCCATAGTAAACAAGTTGTCCATCATCTAAATTATGAGCAGTTTTAAAGGTTATAGTTTCATTTACTATGTCAACACCACCATTAAAGAATACATCTCTACTATCAAAGAATAGTTCTCTATTTCTAGTTCCTAATATTGGTTGTAGTACACACCCACTACCGTTACCACCAGTTAATGAGATACTTTGAATTGCATCAATATCAAATTCTTGTGGATCAACAAAAACTTCTTTGACTGTACCTTGAATTATTGGTTCAACTGCTGCACCAATACCACTACTTGTCTCAATACCCACTATTGGTGGATTAAGAACATCATATCCACTTCCAGAATTTAATAAATCAATAGATTCAAGAGGACCAAAATAAATTTGATTATCCGAAATAGGTGAACGTACTTGTACACCATTAATTAATATACCAATATCATTTGTAGGCACATCCTGATTTGAACTTACAAATAGGTTTTGAGATAAAGGTATTTTTCTTAATATCTTATCTGCATCTAATGTTCTACTTTTATGCTTCTCTAATACAAATCTATGTACATCAGTGGTAGAAGTTGTTGGTCCAACCTGAACTGTGCTTGCAGAACCAATTTGTGCTAAAGAATTAAATATTCTTATTTTTGTAATGTCTTGTCCTGGTTCAGGTAGTACAGGATCTACAAAGTATGTTCTTCCAGTATCTAATCCAACAAGTCCATCACCTTCTGGTAAGTAAGTAACAGCATCACCCTGAATGAATTTTAAATTTCTACTAATATTAAAATTAATAAAACTATACCTATCATTTAATGGATTAAATCCATCTAAACCTGCAGCAGTTCCTCCTGTAAGAGTCTCTTCGATTATATTAGTAGTAATATCATAACTTGGTAAAGAGTTAGATGCAACGTAACCATCCTCATTATTATCAGTATATACACTTAAAGTGTCAGCGATTATGGCATCGTTTCCTTTGGAAATGTTAACTCCTGAACTAGTAACCTTTTCAACTTTTCTACGAATATCATATAATTGATTTACGTCTTGTGCAAATCCAGCAATATTAGATACTGTAATCTGATTCAGTCCAACGTTAATACTAGCTACAGTACCACTACCTGCAATAACTTGTTCGTTTCTTTTTAATATATCAAATCTATCTCCTATCTTAAGTGAAGATTTATCAATAGGAGTCCTTAGTGTAAAAGTTGATCCTCCAACTGGTATGTCAACTTGAAATCTAGAACTAGTATTATAAATCCAAGAATTAGCAAATATTTGTTTGTAATTTTCATTATCATTTTCAATCTTCTCACCAATATTTTTAACAAAGAAATTCTCTCCCTCATTAATAAGACTGATATCAGTAATTGGAACTAACTCAGATAATACACCAGTAATCCTTAAATCAATTCTTTTTGATAAATCACCATTTTCATAACCAAAAATTGTTTCATTTGCTCTAATGTCATCTGCAGTGCCTATACCTACTCCAATCCCACTACATCCAAAAAATTGATTAATTGATTTTGAAGTATAATTTATAGCAGAATTTTGACCACTAATAATAGTTCCAGTAGTACCAAAACCAACTGTAGAATCAACATTAATTATTGTGGCATCAGTGGGAACTGCATCTAAAACTTTGGTATTGCCTGGTACAGTAAATACACCTTCAATTAGATCACGGTCACTAAATCCAACAAATAAAGCGATTTTAAAATAGTTTTTTCCATCTCTTTTTATAATTTCAACTTCAGAAACAGAAGCGTTTGTAGAAGTGTCAGTTGATTTAAATATAGTTTGTCCAGTTAAGTTCTGTGGTTCTCCGTTTGGTGTAATTAAGTCCGCTACAACTACTTCTCTCCTTATAAATTCGGCATCAGACGGTTTTATAAGATTTCCTTCTAAGTCGAGAACCCTTGCTTCAACACCATATAATACTTTAAATAATATCCTTACGGATTCTTCAATACCTTTTGATTGATAAAATGAACGAGCAAACTTTGCAAAATTACCTGCATCTAAATCATCTGCAAAATCATTGTTTTCTAAACCAGGCAAAAAAGTTTTCTTAAACTTTCTAAAGAACTCTTGAAGAAATAATACAGATAGATTTGTTAAAGATGAACCTGTTACATGTGATGCTGCTGATGTATCTTCAAATTTTAAACTTTCCCTATTAATATCAAGTAGGGAAGAAGAAATACCAACGTTATATCCTGTAATACCACTAAAACCACGAATACATCCTGTGAATGTTGTAGAGGTTATTCCAGTATAAGAAATTATTTCATCATCTATCTTAAGTAATCCATATTCAGATGGAAAACCTTTAGTGCTAGGAACTGTAATAGTAGTGTCAGAAGTTGATATTCCTGATAAAATTGTAGTGACACCAACTATTACTTCAGGAACTAAATTATCTACTTTTAAATATTGATCAAAATTACTTATTAAGTCAGTTGTTCCACCTTGAAACTCTTGAGAGATATAATATTGCTTTAAAAACTCTGTAGCATTAGGAAAATCAGATACCACAAACTCAGGTAACTGATTTTGAATAATCGTATTGACTTGTATTCTTTTGTCAATTTGTGACATAAATTATTTCCTCTCTAAATCTCCATTAGAGTAACTTGATGTATAGTAATCTCTTGTAAATACCACACCTGAAACATCTTCACCTGAAGCAATTACATCCTTAATAGTATTTATTGTGCTTTTCGATACGTCAAAATTAAGATATAAGTCTTTCAATCCTACAACATCGTTTGATTCTGGAAATGCTTGAACTTCAATTATGTTATTTTGATTTACAGTTGAGGTTATATTGATTGTGTTTAAAATTACTTCTCCTTTTTTGTAATCTACAATCCCTGCATCTTTAACTATAACTCTCTGCTCACCTTTATTATTTTTAGTTACCACACTGAGTGTTCCCATATTACTTCCATCCAAGTTACCAGCGGAGTTTTTATTTGGCACATCAGTAATATATGCAGTATCATTAAAACCATTAATGGTAAATCCTGTGCTTTTTATGTTGTAACCAGCTGGATTGATATAAAATTTATTACCAAAACAAAGTTCATATTGTGCAAATTGATTTAATAGTGCCTTCAAATCTCTTCTTATGATAACCTTTGTAATGTTTGATGTGATTCCATTATCAAGACGATCAATAAGAGTCCCTACTTTACTATATTTAAATCTACCACCAAACTTATTCAACTCAACATTTTGAGAATATTCAGTCAGTCCTGCTATAACTAAACTTCTTAAATTTGCTGGCGAAGCAATTTGTGATGTATTATAATATATGGTTGATTCTACTTCCACATATAGTATCTTCAAGTCAACTATTTCAGAATTTATACCAGCGATAGAGTAATTCTTTAATTTGTTTTTAATTTGAGATTTATCAAAATCAGATACAAAAGTACCATTTTTAGGTTTGATACTAATCTGAACTTTACCAAATTGTGGTGGATCTAATTCCTCTCCACCTATTACAGCAACAGACTCTGTTTGAGGAAATATTGTTGATATAATTGCTTCATAATCTCTTGGTGTAACTGCTCTATATTGTGCTGAGTAAAGTCTTGGAGCAAAGTACTTAATAGAAGACACATCTTCAACTTCAGCACCGTTAGAAGCGTTTGAAACAGTGCTTACAGTAATGCTGTCAGAGGGTGTAAATATTGTTCCATCACTTTTTGTAAATGTTCCTTGAAAACTAAAGTTTGATGCACCGTTGCCAGTTTCACCATCAGTTACAATATATTGTGCGGTAATAATAGATTGATTTTCTAATTTTCGACCAAACAATCCATCACCAAATAATATTTCATATTTCTGATCTTGAACTTCTTGTGATAGGAATATTTCTGAATTTTTGTCGATATTTAATATATTATCCACCATACTATACTTTCTACCAATACTAGTATCTAATGGACCTGACACATATACTCTTATTGTTGAACTATCAATATTAGGACTATCAATTATAAACCTTTGATCTTGTGATGTATCGACTCGATAAACTCTTTGAAGAAAAGTTCCTTCATAAATTGTAATTGGGTCATCAAATTGTGCAAAAGAAGTCCCACCGATATCAACTACTCTCGTTGAAGTTACATTTTCTGGAAGTGAAAAACGATATGTTGTATTTTCTGAACTACCTACACATACAAGACCCTCACGTAGTCTTAAGAATTTTGTAGTGCTATCATTTGTTGCACCAACATTTACATCACTAATACGAATGGATGCTGTTGCAGCGGTTTTTGAACGGGGTACATAACCTATATTTCTTGCTAAAGATATAACATTCTCTCTTATAGTTGCGGAATCTAAATATGACTCATTTGCAACTAAGTTTGCATTAAATGAGTTGATGTATGTATTATAAGCTAAGGCATCGATAATAACAGAAAAATTAGACCCTTCAAAATCAAAATCACTAAAATTAGAGTTTGATCGTAAAAAATCTTTAATTTGTACTTTGATTTGATCAAAGTCTAAACTTGTAAACTGTGTAAAGGGCATATTATCTCGTTGGTTCTAATATAAAGGTAAACGATTGAGTCGGAAGTTGTAATCCAATAATTTCAAAGAACACAGTTACAGAAATAAAGTTATCATCAGGATTTGCACTAACTTTTACACCAACATTAGTAACTCTTGGTTCAAAGTTTGCTAAAACTTGACGCACTTCATCCTCAATTATCATAACAGTTGTTCGATCAAAGTTGTCAAATAAAGAATCACGTATACTTGTACCAATCAGAGAGTTGAAAAACCTCTCTGAACGTATAGTTTCGACTAAATTTCTCACTGATCTTGTGATTGCTCGTTCATCAGTAAGCACAGGAAGGTCTTTCGTCACTGGATGTGGTGAAAACGAAAGACTAATATCCTTAAATGCTCTTGATTTACGAGTTATCGACATTATAAATGCTTTTAGATTTATTTATACCCTATCTTGCATAATCTTTCATTACATAATCATCACTATCGAAGTATTTAAGTAACCACCATGCCACTGAACGTGGATTTTTACCCCCACAAGTAAAAATATCGAAGGCAACGCACCCTTTTTCTGGCCAGGTGTGACAAGAAAGGTGACTTTCACCTAATGTAACAGTGCAAGTCACTCCGTATGGATCAAATTGATGCGTATAAGTGTTTAAAACCTGTAAATTTTCAGTTTTACAGGCACTATCACACGTTTCTTCAATTTTTTGAGCATCATTTAACTTATCAAAGGGCACATTATACACTTCAACGAGTAAATGTGTGCCCATATGAGCGTTTTTTACGTGTTTCATCCTAATTCTGGTTCAATATTGATTTCGACATTACCTGTTATTGAATCAAACGGTTTTCTTTCCTCTTTTTTGTCCTCTTCGTTGCGTTCTTTTGCTGTTTTCCAGAAATAATTCTCTTCTGAACCCAATCCATCACGGTCATGACCGTTTTCAACCTGATAATACACTGTTGAAACCTTAAAATCGGGCACTTTTGGTGTTTCTGGAGTAATACTGTTGTCGTAAATCCTCATTCTGTTGTTTGGATAGAGGCAAAACTGTCCATTATCCAGTTCAAGAAGGTTATGAGACTTATGTTCGGCAGGTTGTTCACTTGTTGAGTAGTCAATTGCGTCTACACTCTCGTGATAGTTGTCCAAAGTGCAAATATAAGTGCCAGTTTGGTTGCCAAAGTCTCTTGTATACACTTCATAGTGCATTGAACCGATAAATTGCTTCTGAA